TTAGAGTAGAGAATAAATTCGACTTGCCAACATGGAAAAGCCGAACGGTGGCGGCCCTCACCGATTTGCATTCGAAAGTGGTGGAGGATTTGCGGGAAACTTACAAGACAGTACCACCCGGCCAAAAATCCATTTTACTCGGCGTAATAACCGACAAAATACGATTACTGGCGGAATCTGAAGGGCAAACCATAACGCATAATCATTTGCACATTTCACACGGCGACATCAATTCCCTGTTCACGGACAAGCCGCAAGTCGTTGACGTTCAAGGGGATACGCCAAAGAATCCGGCCAAGTAAATATAACCGTTATTGTGCGAAACTTTTCTTTAAACCGCTGGCGGCCAGTGACTTACAAAATGAACAAAACCCACCGCCCCACAATCGACTTGAAACAGAGTGACAAAACCAAACCAGAAGAGTCAAGGGGGGGAGGGGGTTGGAGGCTGCGCGCGCGCTCCAATCCTATAATGGATTTCGACCTACTAAATTTTTTGACAAAAAAGCTACCATGTTAGAATCAGCAATCGCCCAGAATCTAGGCGTTTCCCGAAACGAACTCCGTAAGCACCGGGACGAGAACCCCGAACTCTCTTATAAGGAGGGGCGACTTATCCACTGGACGGACGAGGGCATGGTGTGGCTCCACAAGTGGTACGGGGTGGACGAGAAGCCCAGCACCTCCCCCGACACGTTCCCGGCGACCGTGTTTAGATCGACTTTCCCAAACAGTAAACTGATCCAAGTACAAGCGAACCCCCGTGGAATTAGCGAACTCCTCATGGTACGGGTGCGGGATTCCCAAATGTTTGTGCCGAGGATGGAAATTGAAATCCGGCAAGACGGTAACGGTTGGGCCGTTATTCGGCAGCCGCGACAACGTGGAAAAGCCTAATGGACGCGGACGACCAAGCAGATGCGTACTACCAAGAATTGGTGGTGTTAACGGAGCGATTTAAGGAGGAGTTCGATCTGACCTACGCCCATTTAATGGGGGTGATTGAGATGTACAAGATGGAGTTGTTTTGTGAGGCGATGGCGGTGGTGATGGATGATGATGAGGAGGACGAAGACTTTTGTGATGGAGATACATGAAACCGACAGAGTGGCTTCCACGGTGGTGGAGGGGTTGAATATCCAGACCGACATGGGGCGTGAGATCGTCAAAGTTGCGTTGGAGTGCATAAAGTTGTTTGACGAGAAGCAACTGGATTATGGGAGTTCGAACATTTCGGCCTCTGGAGAAATTGGGATTGCGGTTCGGATACAAGACAAGGCCAGCCGGATGCGGCACATATTGCTTAAAGGTATGCGTGGCGATGATGGGGTTAACAATGAACCCTTGGTGGACTCGTACCAAGACACGGCCAATTACGGCATGATTGGGATGTTGTTGAATCGTAAGGTTTGGAAATAATCATGGGATCGGTTAAGCAAGACGAAATAAGGCGCATGGACACGCATAGGGAATTGTGCGCAGCGGCCCCGCCATGTGACAGGTGCGGTGGAGAGGTGGACGATCCAGATGAGGGGAAGTGTGATTGGTGTCGGCACATGGTGGACAAAGACGATTAAATGGCATTCACCCCCACAGAACACCCGGTCTTGGTGGTTCCCTCGCAGGAGAAGATGCGGGAATTTGCTGACCGTGGAGATAAGGGGTTGGACGAGTTGGCCCGCGCGCTGGAAAAGCGCGAGGAACTAATCCGCTTGGAGAAGAACGACCCCTACCGCTATGGGTTCGAACCCCCGAACTGGGATGACGCGGACAAGTTGTGGGAGGGCGTGGGGGAACTGTTAATCCAAGGAGGTAACCGCGCTGGAAAATCCGAGTATGCCGCCAAGCGGATCATCCAAGTGATGACGGCTAAAAAGGGCGCAAAGGTGTGGGTTTTGGGCATGACCGCACAATCCAGCATTCGAGATCAGCAACAACTCGTCCACAAATACATCCCGGTCGAGTGGAAGAACATTAAGAAGGGGCGAGTTCAGAATGTCAGCTTCAGCCAGAAAAACGGCTTCACCGAAAACACCTTCATCCTACCCAACGGCTCCCAGTGTTGGTTTATGAATTACTCGCAGGAGATGCGGGTGATTGAGGGTGGTGAGGTGGACATGATTTGGTGTGATGAGCTTGTGCCTATTACATGGGTGGAGACGTTGCGCTTCCGTTTGGTAACCCGCGCTGGCAGCCACAAATTATCCGGCCGCCTCCTAATAACCTTCACCCCGGTGGACGGGTACACCCCAACCGTTAAGGAATACTTAAACGGCATGGACATTTTGGAGACGCGGCCGAGTCCTTTGTTGCAGAGTAACGTGAATGTGGGCGGTTGTCCGGTGGGCCAGATGCCGTACACGGCTCGAAATCGGAAGGACAACGGCCGCATCATTTGGTTCTTCACTTCCATGAACCCGTACAACCCGTATTCGGAGATGGTGAAGACCTTGAAGGGGGAAACCAGTATTCAAGTTAAGTTACGGGCATACGGGTATGCGGAGAACCTGACGGGCAATCAGTTTCCCAAGTTTTGTCATGTCCACATCTTGGACGCGGACAAGATACCGGCGGGCACGAATTATTTGTCCTCTGACCCCGCGTGGAACCGGAACTGGTTTATCTTGTGGCTGCGCGTGGATGAGAAAGGGCGCAAGTATATTTATAGGGAGTGGCCCGACCGCGATACTTTTGGGGAGTGGGCAATCCCCGGCGAGAAGGCAGATGGGGCAATTGGCCCGGCGCAAAGCATTGGTGGTGGACGCGGTGTGGACGAAATTAAGGAATTAATTACCGAACTGGAAAATGGCGAGGAAATTGAGGAGAGATACATCGACCCCCGTGCGGGCGCGACACAGGCTGCCGGGCGGGAGGGTGGTACGTCGATTATTGATTTGTTGGCGGAAGGGGATGCGCCGATGTATTTCAGTCAAGCGGCTGGAATCTCGGTGGCCAACGGGCTGACGATTATCAATGATTGGTTAAATTACGACCAGAGTTCCCCGGTGGACGTAATGAATGAGCCTAATTTGTATGTTAGTCGGGATTGCGGGAACTTGATTTATTCCTTGCAGGAGTGGACAAATCGGGATGGGGAGCGCGGAGCCTCCAAAGACCCCGTGGACACGTTGAGATATTTAGCCGTGATGGAGCCGATCCACGTTACGGCCGAGACATTTGCAGGGACGGGCATTCGGGGGTATTGATGGTTTCGGTGCTGCCATTGCTGTTAACCCCTAGTCAAGCTGAAGAATTGACGGGGTTTGAGCGTAAATATTTGGCAAAACTTGCGGAAGCAGGAAAAGTAAAGATTTACAGAACTACTGGTAACCAAAGGCGATACTACAAGTCGTCTTTATTGGAATATTTTAATCATGGAAACAAATGATGAGATGGCACGGGCGAGTGACACGCCCGATGTGAGAGAGTTAGCGAAGGAGTATAATCGTTCTTTGAACGAGGGCTATTCCTTGGAACGAGTGGCCGAACTGGATGATGTACGGTTCACTAGATGGGCTTCCCAGAGTGATGACGGGAAGAAGCACGATGCGAATATGAAGGAGGGGGCACAGGCATTCCCGTGGGATGGTGCAAGTGACACCCGCATTCCCTTGGCCGACCAGATCATAAACGACATGGTGGACATAATGTCCACGGCCTTTAGCCGGGCGACATTGAAGGTTGGCGGCACGGAGATTAAGGACGCTGAAACGGCTTCCGTGGCGAACAACTTAATGCGGTGGCAGATGGACACAAAGTTGTACCACACACTAAACCGCGAATCCGAATTGTTGGCTCAATACGGCCAGCAATATGGGTGGAGTGCGTTATTCGTGGGGTGGGAGCAGAAAAGTGCCTTGAAGCCTCGCGCCATTACGATGGATGAGATCATGCAGATGGCGGATCAGATGGAGGAGGGAAACCCGTTGAAGGATTTGCCCGAACTCATCATGGACGCGGAGCAGGAGGATGTTGTGGTTGGAATTTTACAGGCGCAGTTTCCCGGTCTGGAGGCGAAGGAGGCCAGATCGGCCATTCGCGATTTACGGAACGACGGGAAGACAGAAATACCCGAAGCCTATATTGCGGTGAATCAACCGACCATTGTGGCGTTGAAGCCGTGGGAGGAGATTTCGTTTCCGCCCGAAACGGTGGACTTGCAGTCCGCCCGCGTTATTTTCCGCCGGACATTTTTGACCGAGGCCGAGTTGCGGGCGAAAGTGGTGGACGAAGGCTGGGACGAGGCGTGGGTGGAGGAAGCTGTTAAGACGGCCGGTCGATCCAGCGAGTTCCACGATTTTAGTCAATCCGTTACGGACTTGACGTTGAACGAGTCCTTGACCATGTACGACAACCTAATTGAGGTGGTGTATGCGTACAGTCGGCAGGGCGACAAGAATGGAGTACCGGGAATTTACTTCACCGTGTTCAATCCCATCATGTCGATGCACACCAGTGGCGACGAGTTGTACGCCAAGCACGAACTACTGGACTACATCCATTGTCGGTATCCCTTCGTGGAATACCGCCGGGAACGGTTAAAACGCCGCGTCACGGAGAGCCGTGGAGTGCCGGACATTTGCCGAACGTGGCAGAACGAGATCAAGACGCAGCGGGACTCTATTTTTGATTCGACCAGTTTCGAGACATTGCCACCCATACTGGTGAGCAAACGGATCGGGGTGGCGAACAAGATTGGCCCGGCCGTGCAGTTGCCGGTGACCAAGCCGGGCGAGTATGAGTTTATGAACCCGCCCGCGCGAACCCCGAACACTGCGCTTAATCTGATCGAAATTGTGGCGAGACAGGCGGACGAATATTTTGGGCGGGCCAATACAACCATCCCAACCACGCAGACCCAGTTGAAGCAGCAGCGGCTTGTCAACAACTGGCTAACAACGTGGACGGAGGCGTACCAGCAAATGTTCCAGTTGAGTTTGCAGTTTTTATCACCGGAAGAAATTCAGCGGATCACCGGAACTAACATAGTTCCAGAAAGCGACATGATGCAGTTTGATTTCGTGTTGAAGTTTGATGTGCGGGAACTGGACACGGAATACGTTAACACGAAGTTGGCGAGCATCGCGCAGTATGTTGTGCCGCAGGATGTCGGTGGAGTGTTGGACAGGAACAAGTTGGTGGAGATGATTACGCGATCTATCTCACCGGACATTGCGGAGGAACTGGTGACCGACAAGACCACAGCCTCCCAGAAAATGTACGAGGACGTAAAGGCCGATGTTGGAGGAATGATGCTGGGGATGGAGCCGCAATATGTGGAGAACGACCCGGCGGCGCAGACCAAGATGCAATATGCACAGGAAATTGTTGGGCGCAACCCGAAGGCGCAAGAGGCGTTGCAGGGCGACGAATTGTTCGCACAATTGTTTGAGAACTACTCCAAGAATCTCCAAATGTCTGTTATGCAGCAGGAGAACGCGCAGATAGGACGGATCGGGGTTAACCAGATAACATGAACCAGAATCTAGCACCTTTTCAGTTTGAAAACAGCGTCTTGTGGGATGCAGTTCTTGACAATATGGGAGCGGCTGTGGAGGTGGAGACTTCACAGGCAATCGCCGGGGAAACGCTGGGTGAAGAACGGATTCATCAGTGTGGACGAGCGGCCGGACTGTCGGACTTCATGGCGCACTTGGTTCATTTACGGGAAACTGCG